ACGTACATTTACTGAGGCTCTGCTGAAAGAAGTAGTTGCTGAGGTATTTGCTTCTGGCGGTACTCCTAAGATTCTGATGGTTGGTGCTACTGGTAAACAGAAAGTATCTAGCTTCACAGGTCTTTCGGCTTATCGTTATAACGTCAATGCTGGTGGTGGTGGTGCTGGCGTTGGTGCTGCAACTATCGTGGGCGCGGCTGATGTCTATTTGTCAGATTTTGGCTCGATTTCGGTCATTCCCAACATTTTTATGCGTACACGCGATGCTCTGGTGCTTGATCCTGAGTACGCTGCAATCGCTTATCTGCGTCCTTTCCAGACTAACGAGCTTGCAAAAGCTGGTGATGCTGACAAGACTCAGATTTTGGTTGAGTGCACATTGGAAGTTAAGAACGAAGCCGCTCACGGTATCGTTGCTGACTTGAACATGGCTCTTTAATAAGACTGCCCCTGATCTTCGGATTGGGGGCATTTACGAGGACTTATGGACTATAGACAACAGGTTGTACATGCGGACGGTGATGGCGGCATTATCATCGAGACTAAACAGGATGTTACTCAGATACTTGATAGTAACAACTACATCAGAGAGATAGACAAGGGAAGACAAGGAAATCTTAAAGAATTACATCACGTAGCTCGAATACCTTTTACGGTAATAGATACCTTAAATAAAATGGGTATTATGAGGGGTTTTGTAATTATTGACGATACTGCGTTTGCTAAGTGGCTCAATGATTCCGATAATGCACAATGGAAAGTCTATAGGGGTAACATCTAATGGGTATAACAGTTGGCGTATGCGTTCCAGCTAGAGACGAGGTTCATACTGGCTTTGCGTTTGACTTTGCGAAGATGGTAGGACGAGATAGTAAGTTTCGGTGTGGTACAGGTGAACACGGCTTAAAGTTATACACAATGGCTGGTACGTTGATATTTGATCAGCGTGAAAAGCTGGTTGAGGCTGCTTTAGCTGATGGCTGTGACTATATTCTGTTCATTGATTCAGATATGCGGTTTCCTAGCGATACGATAGAGATATTGTTAAGCCGGAATGTACCTATATGTGGAGTTAATGCAGTAACTAGACGCAAGCCTACGTTACCAACAGCATTGAATTTAGAGCTAGATAAAGACGAAAATGGCAAGATTATTAGCCACGCTTGGCATAAAATAGACTCTAAAGGTAAAGAAGGTATTGAGGCTTGTACGGCTGTAGGTGGTGGCGTAGTAATGATTCACAAAGATGTATTCGAGGCTACTAAAAAGCCGTGGTATGACGTAGGTTGGGGTTCTAAGGGCATTATTGGCGAAGATGTGCATTTCTGCATCAAGGCTTTAGATAGTGGATTCCAGACGTATGTAGATCACAGTCTGTCTATGCACATTGGTCACATTGGTACGTATGAGTATCGATGGGATGATGTAGAAGATGGTGCTGTGGAGAGACACAACTCAGGGAAATAGTTATGACGGATTACAGTTCGTTAAAATCTACGATAGCGAGTTACTTAGGTCGTAGTGATCTGACATCACAGATACCGGACTTTATCCAACTGGCTGAGGAACGGCTCCGTAGAGACATTAGAACGCGCCAGATGCTCATCGTTGCTCGTGCTGATACCACAGGAGGCGAGGAGACTATCGGCTTGCCTACGGACTTCCTAGAGATGCGTGACGTACATCTACGTACTACTCCAGCTTCTTCAGTTACCTACCTTTCACCTAATTCATTTTATGCAATAGCTAGGACTACTGATTCAGGTAAGCCATTGAACTATACGATTCTGGCTTCAGAGATTCAGTTTGCTCCTATACCTGATACTGCCTACAGTATTCAGATGCTGTATTACGGTAAGCCACAGTATCTATCTGATACTAATATTGTTAACGTATTCCTAACTAATTATCCTGATGCTCTGCTGTATGCGGCATTGGGAGAAGCTGAACCATATTTGATGAATGATGCACGACTTCAAACATGGGCTGCTTTGTATGATCGTAGCATTACAGCAATTTCTACTGCCGACCAGAATGGTGAATACGGTGGTCAACCTATGTCAATGTCTGTGAGGTAAATCATGGCTGAAATTTCGAATTATTTGGAAAACGCATTAATTAACGGTACGTTACGTGCTACTAGCTACACAGCACCGACTACTACATTCTTAGCTTTATATACTAATGATCCTACAGATGCCGATACTGGTACTGAAGTCACAGGTGGATCGTATGTTCGTCAGTCTATTACGTTTAGTGCTCCGTCTGGTGGTGCTACGTCTAATAGCTCTGCGATTGAGTTTCCTCAATGTACGGCTGATTGGGGAGTTGTTACTCACGTTGGTATTCGTGACGCTGTAACGGCTGGCAATCTCTTGTATCACTCAGCATTAGATACGAGCAAGACTATTGCTAACGGTGATATCTTTAAGATTACTGCTACGAATCTTTCAGTAACTTTGGCATAAGGGGTAAATTATGTCTACTATCGTTACTCGTGCTGGCAAAGGCTCGGCACTTAGTTATGTTGAAGTTGATGCTAACTTCACGAACCTTAATACTGACAAACTGCAAGCTGGTGGTGCGTTAGGTACTCCTTCTTCAGCTACATTAACTAATGCTACTGGTCTGCCATTATCTACTGGCGTAACTGGTACATTGCCTACTGCTAACGGTGGTACTGGTATCGCTAATAATGCAGCTAGTACGCTTACTATTTCAGGTTCGTTTGCTTCTACTTTTGTAGTAAGTGGTGCGTATTCTTATACGTTTCCTGCGGCTACTGATACGTTAGTAAACTTAGGTTCATCACAGACACTTACTAGCAAGACCTTAACTAATCCGACAGTTACGAACTACGTTGAAAGCGTAGTAGCTATTGGTACAGTTACGACTACAAACACTATTTCGTTGACTAACGGTACAGTCCAGACAGCTACGTTAACGGCTTCTACGGCTTGTACATTCACGATGCCTACTGCGACTGCTGGCAAGTCATTCATTCTATTGTTAAAGCAAGCTGCATCGACTGGTAACGGTACTGCTACGTTTACTGGCGTGAAGTTTGGTACTGCTGGTGCTCCTACGATTAGTGCGACTGCTGGCAAGATGGATATTTTAAGTTTTGTGAGCGATGGTACTAACTGGTACGGCTCTATCGCTCAAGGTTACACACCATAAGGGTTTAATAATGTTTGCTTATTCAAAGATTATGCAAGCGTTGGCTGTTGGTGGTGGCTCTGTTACCGTCATTCAGCGTTTCCTTGCGTCTGGTACGTGGACTTGTCCTACTGGTGTTACTACCGTTGATTACCTTGTCGTTGCTGGTGGTGGCGGTGGTGGTAATGGCGCTGGTGGTGGCGGTGGTGCTGGTGGTTTCCGTACTGGTACTGGTTTTTCTGTCACGGCTGGTACTGATTACACAATTACAGTAGGCGGTGGTGGGAATGGAAATTCAGGGACAAACCAAGACGCTTCAAACCCCGGAACAGCAGGTTCTAATTCTGTATTTTCATCAATTACGTCCGCTGGCGGTGGTTATGGTTCTGGTGGCTTTGTTTCTCCAAACGTAGGTCAAGTTGGTGGTGCTGGAGGTTCGGGCGGTGGCGCAAGCGGAAGAAATGCACAATCAGGTGGAGCAGGAAATACACCAAGCACCACGCCATCGCAAGGTAGTTCTGGAGGCGCATCATTATCAGGAAATACTGATAATACTGGTGCTGGTGGTGGCGGTGGTGGCGCAAGTGCAGTAGGAACAACTGGTGTAAGTGGTGGTGCTGCTGGTGGTGCAGGAACAGCCTCATCTATTAGTGGTAGCTCAGTAACCTACGCTGGAGGTGGTGGAGGCGCAGTTTGGGGTGCAACTCCGGGAGGTAGCGCGTCTGGCGGTTCAGGTGGTGGTGGAGCTGGCGGGGTATATTCACCAGCTAGTAGTGGAGTTGCTGGCACTGCAAATAGAGGTGGCGGTGGTGGTGGTGGACCCGGAGGAACAACAGGAGGTAATTCTGCTGCTGGCGGCTCTGGCATAGTCATTCTTTCTTATTCCGTAGCATCACAAACAGTCTTTACATTTAAATCATCTACTACATGGGTATGCCCTACAGGTGTGACTAGTGTTGATTATTTAGTCGTGGCTGGTGGTGGCGGTGGTGGCGGTGATGCAAATACTACCGGCGGTGGTGCTGGTGGTGCAGGAGGTTTTAGGACTGGAACATCATTTTCAGTTACGGCGGGAACTGAATACACTATTACAGTAGGAGCTGGTGGTACTGCGGTTACTGCCGGTACTGCTGCAAATGGTGGCTCTGGTGGAAATTCTACTTTTTCTACTATTACATCAAACGGCGGCGGTGGTGGCGGTGGTGCAGGACCAACGACTGCTGGACTGAACGGTGGTTCCGGTGGTGGTGGAAAACAAGACGGTGCTGGCGGTTCTGGCAACACTCCTTCTACTACGCCAAGTCAGGGTAGTAATGGTGGTGGAAGTAATGGTGGTGCTCCCGGTGCTGGAGGTGGTGGAGGCGGTGGAGCGTCTGCTACTGGTGGGGCAGGAACTTCAACGAATGGCGGTAATGGTGGTGATGGAACAGCATCCTCAATTACCGGTTCTTCAGTAACGTATGCTGGTGGTGGTGGTGGTGGTGCTTCTTCTGGTGCTACTGCGGCTGGCTCTGGTGGTTCAGGCGGTGGTGGTGCAGGTTCAAAAGTTCTTGCTACTGCTGGTGGCAATGGAACCGCAAATACAGGCGGCGGTGGCGGTGGTGCTGGAGGTGGAGCGTATGCTTCATCAGCGGGTGGTGCTAGTGGTGCTGGCGGCTCAGGCGTAGTAATTATCAAAATCAACTAAGGTCTATGGAAACTAAACTCTACAGAATGTACGGTATCGATGTAGCTATGTCATTGCTGCGTCCTAATGCTAAGTGGGAAATCTCTAACACTACATTTACACGTTGGGATGATCCTAGACCATGCCCTAGTTGGGAAGAAGTGCAATGGGTAATGGATAAGATACGTGAGTTTGAGGATAGTATTCCTACAATATGGCTTGATGAAGATTTAAAGAAGATGAAAGTTGATGCTGAAGAATTTGAGAAGGCTGTAGCGTGAATATAAATAACTTATTCCCTACTCCGGTTGCTTTCTTTAAGTTTGGTCGTGATCTGACTGAAGCTGAACTAGAGTTTATTAAAGGTCAGGAGCATTACGCTAACGAAGGTAATACGACTAGCAAAGATCGAAAGATTCTAAAGAATAAAGAACTAACTGAGATGCGTGAGTTTATTGAAGATTCGATGATGGAATACTTCAAAGCTATTCATGCTCCGAAGTTCGATGTGAGTCTGTATTTAACTCAGAGTTGGGCTAACTATACGGAAGCTGGGCAGTATCACCATAAACACGCACATCCTAATAGCGTGGTGTCTGGTGTGTTTTATCCACAAGCTGATAGAACAGTAGATAAGATTTACTTTTACAAGGATGGTTACGAGCGGATTAAAGTTCCTGCTGCTGAATACAATCCTTATAACTCTGAATCGTGGTGGTTTGAGGTTGGTGCTGGTGATTTGATTCTATTCCCATCACACTTGACACACATGGTTGAGACTAAAGTAGGTGATGAAACTAGGATTAGCATAGCGTTTAATACGTTTCTAAAAGGTTACATAGGCTCAGATGAAAGTCTGACAGGTTTGCATTTAGGGGAAGAATAATGGCTCATTTTGTTGAACTTGATAGCAATAATGTTGTGTTGCGTGGCGTTGTTATTGACAACAAAGACACGGCAGACGCTAACGGTGTAGAGAAAGAATATATCGGTGCTGCGTTCTGTGAGCGTCTATTCGGTGGTACGTGGAAACAGACTAGTTATAACGGCAACATTCGTAAAAACTACGCTGGCATTGGTTATACATACCAATCAGATATAGATGCGTTTGTAGCTCCTAAGCCTTATGCAAGTTGGACGTTAGACGCTAATGCACAATGGCAAGCCCCCACAGCTATGCCTACTGATGGCAAAATGTACTCATGGAACGAGGAAACTCAGACTTGGGTAGAGGTAAATGGCTAACAATTATGTCGATTTTGATTATTGGATTCAGGGCTACGGTGAAGATGACCTAAGTTCTCCTGACCTATACGTTGTCGCTGGCTATTGGGATTCTGGCTATTGTGAGAACGAAGGTATCGGTGCGTCTATTATCGGTAATGTTACGGTACTAGCGGCTGGACAAGCTATAAAACAAGGTGTTGCTAGTATTACAGGCAATGCCACAGTAGTAGCTAATGCAACTGAAATTGAAGGCGTAATAGCAAGTATTACTGGATTGGCTACGGTAACGGCTAATGGTACGTTTGTAGCTGTTGGTGCTGCTAGTGTTAATGGTCTAGCTACAGTTACTGCAATAGGCAACTCTATATTTACTAGTCGTGCAGTTATAACTAGCAATGCAACTGTGGGTGCTATTGGTGATGTTATTGGTTACGAGTGGACTGTAGTTACTCCAGAATCTACTAATTGGGCTAAACAGTAATGGCAAAACAGAAAATTATATTTGGTGAGTGGTTGCCAGATCAGCCGGGTGTTAGTGGGGCTGTAATGGATGCCTATAACTGTTATCCAGTTACTAATGGCTATGCTCCGTTACGTGAAGCAGTAGATTACTCAACTAATGCAGGTCAGAACCTACTTGTAGCATTTGCGGGTAAGTTTTCTGGTGCATCTACGCTATTTGCTGCTGGTGCTACACAGATTTACAAGTTTAATCCTAGTAATACTGGCTTAGATGCATTAACGACTACTGGCTATTCTACTGTTGAGTCATGGGATATTACTCAGTTTGGCTCTAAGATGATTCTAGCCAACGGTGCAGACCAGCTACAGGCTTATGATCTAGGTTCATCGACTTACTTTGCTGATTTGGCTGCTGCTGCTCCTGCTGCCCACTTTGTAACGGTAGTACGAGACTTTGTAGTGGCTGCTAATGTAGGTGGTGAGGAGAACAAGGTCTATTGGTCAGATATTAATGACGAGACTGATTGGACTCCGGGTGCTGCTTCTCAATCTGACTCACAAGTAATGGCTGATGGCGGTGATATTACAGGTCTAGCAGGTGGTGAATACGGTCTAATTTTCTTAGAACGTGCTATCTATCGTATGACGTATGCAGGTAGTCCGTTCTTCTTCCAATTTGACGCTATCTCTAGGACGTTAGGCTGTATGTCTAATGGCTCTATTGCTCAGTTTGGTAACTTAACTTACTTCCTGTCTGACGATGGCTTTTACATGTGTGATGGTAAGTCAGTTAAGAATATAGGCGTAGAGAAGGTTAATCGTTGGTTCTTTGATAATGTCAGTTTGAGCGAAATTCAGACAGGCATGAGCGCAACTATTGATCCGGTTAAAAAGTTAGTCATCTGGAACTTTAAGAATAACTTTGGTCGCAGATTCTTGCTGTACTACTCGATTGATCTGAATAAGTGGAGCTATGGTTTAACGGACGTTAATTTCTTAGCGTATGGACTGACACCGAGTGCCACACTTGAGCAGTTAGATATTTACTATTTTGATAGTACAAACCAGAAAACTGGTACGTATACACAAAGTAGCACTACTGTTACGGTTACTGTTACAGATCATGGGTTAGAGACTGGTGCTTATGTATCTTTTGATGCGACTTCTGGTGCTGGAGTAGATGGAGCATTTACAGTAACAAGAACTAGCGCAAATATATTTACATTTACAGCCGCAACTGGTGCGACTATTACTACGTCAAATTGCACAATTACCTTGCCTAGTCTTGATAACGCAGCAGAGCAGATACCGTTAGATTCACGTACTTGGGCTGGTGGTCAGCTTATATTTGTTGGTGTGCGAGATCAGAAGATTGTAGTTTTCTCTGGTGCATTGCAAGCGGCATACATTACTTCTGGAGATATTGACATTGGACGTTCTATTATCACATTGGCAAAACCTATTATCGATAATGGAATCGCGTCAGTTTCAGTTGCCAGTAGAAAACTATTGTCAGATAGCGTCGAATTCGGAACAACAGCTACACCAGACTCAGACAACCGAGTGCCATTGAGAGCTAACGGTAATTACCATCGTATTAAGGTAACTCCTACTAATGCCAATTGGGAAACTATTGTAGGATGTGAGATTGAAATTACTCAACAGGGCAATCGATGACTAGATCAGTACAGTTTCGTACTCTACCTGTATTCGGTGCTGATGAACGCTCTGTTAGTGAGGTTGTCCGTGGGATCATGGACGGTAAGACGAACAATACTGGTACGGTTACTTTAGCGACAGGTAATACTACTACTACTACGCTATTTGATGATCGTATAGGCAAGGAGAGCCTTTTATTCTTTACTCCTGTATCTGCGGCTGCGTTTACTGATGCGATGCCCTACGGAGCGTTTCAGGACTCTACGAACCAGACTGCTGCTAATACTACGACTGCATATGCTATTACATTAAATACAACTGACTACTCTAATGGGGTATATCTATCGAATAGCTCTAGGATGAACGTCAGGAATGCAGGTGTTTACAACTTGCAATTTTCTATCCAATTTAAGAATACGACAAATAGCAGCCAAGATATAGATGTATGGTTTAGAAAGAATGGAACAAATATAACGGCTTCTAATAGTCGATTTGGTATTCCGGCACGACATAGTTCGGGCAATCCTAGTCATATTATCGCTGCATTAAATTACTTTATTGAATTAGCTGTAGGCGACTACATTGAGATAATGTGGAGAGTTACAGATACTGGCGTAACGATTGAAACATTTGCGGCAGGAACTAGCCCGACTAGACCGTCAGTACCTAGCGTTATTACTACGGTAAATTATGTTTCTCCTAATGCTTCAACAAATATTTATGTTAGCAGTCAAGTGCGAGGAAGTGCTACTCTGACACATTGGTCTAATAACACGGCAGATAAAACGTATGGTTATATTGTGGTGGGCTAATGGAGTATAGATATATTGCTCCACAGGAACTAAGACAATGGTGGGCTAGTGTAAGAACTGGCTTAGAGAAAATTAAAAGTAGGAGTCCAGAAAACTGGATTATTGAAGATGTATATACAGACTGTTTCAACCAAAAGAGTCTGTTGTTTGTACTGATAGAGAATAACCACTATGCTGGCTTCTTCGTCATACAGCCACAAGGTGAGACTATGCATCTATGGGCTGCTTATTCGTTAGAAAATAGTTATGATGTTGTCGAAAATGCCTTAAAATACATAAAAGGCATGGCGGCAGAGGCTAAAGTTAAGTTCATAACATTTTCTAGTCATAGGCGCGGTTGGACTAAAAGGGCGGCTGATTACGGATTCCGCCCAAAAACATGGATTTGTGAGGTTTAATATGGGTGGTGGCGGCGGTAGTCAAAAGAGCACTACAACAACGAGCATTGATCCAGCGATCAAGCCGTATGTTACCTATGGACTTGAGGAGGCTAAACGTCTCTATGAAACAGGTTCACCACAATTCTTTCCCGGTCAGACGTATGTAAGCCCATCGGAGCAGACTCAGCAAGCCCTACAAATGGCTCAACAACGAGCTATGGCAGGTTCTCCGCTAACAGGTGCTGCACAGGCTGAGACATTAGCTACAATTCAAGGGAGAGGCGTTAATCCATTCCTAGCGGGTGCTTTAGAGCAGACGAATCGTCTAGCTGGTGAAGATTACTTGCGTAATATGCAGAAATTGCAATCAGGAGCATCGTCAATGGGTCGTTATGGCTCTGGTGCTCAGAATCAATTAACAGGTCAGGCTCAGGATGTTTATGCTCGTGCATTAACGGAGCAAGGTGGTCAGTTAGCGTATCAGAGTGCTGAGGCTGAACGTGCTCGTCAGATGGCGGCTGTTGGTGCTGCTCCTCAGATGGCACAAGCTGACTATGCTGACATACAGCGATTACTTAGCGTTGGCGGTGCTAGAGAGGCTCAGAGTGCTGCTCAGTTACAAGATGCAATGAATCGCTTTAACTTCCAGCAAAACTTGCCACAAGCAAAACTAAGCCAATACGCTAATCTGTACTCTAGTGCTCCTCAAGGAAGCCAGACGGTGCAGACTGCTACTCCTACAGGAGGCAAGTAATGGCTGATCCTATTTCAGCAGGTGTAGTTGGTTCTGTAGTTATGCCTACTGCTGGAGTTGCTTTAGCTGCGCCTACTATAAGTACAGCGTTAGTTAATGGTTTAAATGTTGGTGGGTCATTTTTTGGTCAGGGCGGTATGCTGTCTCAGGCTGGTCAAGGGTTGAGTGTATTTAATCAGGCTAATCAAGCATTCGGTGGTGGCGATCAATCTATGCAAATGGCTCCACAAGGACAAATAAGTCGTGGTCAGGTTCAACCAATGGATTATATGAGTTTATTAAATCCACAGAATCAGCAGACTGTTATTAGTCCTCCACAAATTTCGTTATTGGGGTAATTATGGGTGGCTCATCAAGTCCTTTAAGTGTTGGTTCATTCCTTAATGGAATTGGAACTAATTTAGTCGCTGGCGGCGATATAGCTAAAGGCGCGTTACTGAACGCTTCTATGTTGGCTAGCTCTGGTGGTGCTACTAATCCTACAGTTGGTTCTTTTTCTCCAGACTTTATGAATACAGGAAAAGTAATTCAATCTGCTCCTGCTGCAAACAATGCTTTAAATGAAACATTTTTACAGAGAATTGGTGGGACTGGTAATATATTTGGTCAGGGCGGAACATTGTCTCAAGTTGGTCAGGGTTTAAACGTATATAACCAAGCTAACCAAGCATTTGGCGGTAACGATGCGCCTATGCAATACGCTCCCGCTGGACAAATAAATAGAGGGCAGATTCAGCCGATGGACTACATGAGCTTGCTAAATCCGCAGCAACAGTCGGTTATCCGTCCACCACAAATTTCATTATTGGGGTAATGTATGGCACTAACTCCTGAAGAAAGAAATCAGTTTTATTATGGTAATCCTCCTGCTCAAAGGAGTTTGACTGATTTTATTCCTAGCATGAACAGCTTGAGTGGTCTCATTCCTACAGAGATTCCTAACGTATTCGGTCAAAGAAATCCAATGTACGAAGGTTTGTTAGGAGCACCTCAATCTCAAGCATTGTCTAGGCAATCTAATATAGCTGGTCTATTGGGCGCTGCTGCTGCTTTGGCTGCTGGTATGAGTAGGCAAGGTCCTAGAAGGTCTGGATTGCAAAACGTATTAGGTGCTTTAGGCGCTGGATACGGGGCATCAGGACAGGCATATAACCAAGGATTGCAGAACTTTTCTGCCGCTCAACAATTACAAGTTAATGCTGAGAAACAAAAAGCATTTGCTGATATGGCTATAAAGTATCCTGATTTAGCCCCATTAGCTCGTATTGATCCAGCTAAGTTTGTTGAAATGGTTAGTCAATTAGAGCAACAACGTCCTATTGCTGAGGCTTATAAACAAGCATATGGTCAACAACCTGTTCAACAAGCTGTTCCTGTTGCGACTCAAGCAGACATAGATTATCAAAATAAATTAGCCACAGCTCAACAAGATAGAAATTTAATTCAACAACAAAACGTAGCTAGAGAAGAAGAATTTAATAAAACTTTAGGTGGCTCAAATTTAGATATTTATGGTCAACCTGTTCGTGTGTCGGCTAGTGCTGTTCCAAGAAGCGCAGATGGTACTCAACCACCTATAACTGGTGCTGAACTTTCCCCTGTTCCTTTTGAGGGTCGTCAAACTGATATTGCAAAGCTAGAACAAGTTGCTATGCCAACTATTCCAGCTCCTCAGGCTGTACAACCTGCACCACAAATTAATTTACAAGAACAAGCGTTAAGAGATCAAAAGGATACATTACTTAGAGTAAATTCTAATCTTTCTAGGCTTGGAACTAAAGCTGCTAATGATGAAGTAAAAAATAATCTTGAGCAAATTAAGAGTCTTGATACTCAAATTCAGCAAGTTGCTGTAGGTGGATTTGATTTCAAAAAAGTTAGAAGTTCTTTACCTAAAGAATTTCAAGATAGAGTTGATGTTGTCGAGGAACTTGCCAAAAAAGGCTCATTAAATGGTGAGCAAATTAGTCTTAGATTGCAATCCATTCAAGAAAAAGCAACAGAACAACAGCAAAAACTTACTGATTATACAAATGACGTTCGCAGAACAGCTAAAGAACTTTATCCTGTAACCCCATTAACTGATCTTAATGAAGATCAAATGAGACGGTTAAATCTTGTAATAGAGCAACGAGCTAAGGCAAGAGGCGCTGCTGGAGCAACAAAAATAGACATGGGTCAAAAGACTGTTGCTATAGAACGTGCAAAGGCGCAAGTAGCTAGTGAAACTGCTGCTGAAGGTGCTTTGGCTGTTGCTGGTGATGTTAGGGCTATTGTTGATGTATTAAAGCCATATCAAGGTGGAAAATTAGATCAACTTAAAGCTGAATTAGGACCATATTTCCCCGGTACTAACTTTGCAAAAATATCAACCGCTGCTGGTATTGCTGAGGCTCTAAGAGCTAAAATTGCTCCTACATTGCGTGTACAGGGTTCCGGTGCTACTTCAGACTTTGAGATAAAGCAATTTATGTCTGCAATTCCTTCTTTAGCTCAGTATCCTGAAGGTCGTGAATTGTTGGCTACATACACACAACGATTTGCAGATAGAGCAGCAGCAGCGGCAGACATTAAAGCTAAGATGATTGAAGATGGTACATATTCATTAAAAGCATTTCAGAATCAATTAAAAACTGCTGGCTATGAAACTGTATTAACTCCAGAAGATTTGCAAAGGTTAAATACATTTAATAAACCTCCAGCTGCAGGAAGTTCGTTACCTCCTGATGTTAGACGCAGATATGGTCTTCAATAAGGTTAATTATGGCTATAACACTACAAGACTTAGAAAGAGCATTACTTGAAGCTGACAAGGCTGGAGATACTACGTCTGCTAATTTGTTTGCTAATGAAATAAAAAAAATACAACAGTCGCAACAGCCACAAGAAGGTGGTGTAATTTCAGGTGCTCAGAAACGCATATCACAGGCTGGTGAAGGTATAACTGGCATGGGTATGCGTATTGGAGAAATGTTAGGTTTTACTTTTCCAGAGCAAATGAAGCAGTATGAATCTAGAGTACAGCAAGAACGCTCTGTAATGTCTCCTACGTATCAGTCAATGAGTCCTACTGGTGGTCGTGAAATTACAGGCTCTACTATTGTTGATGTTCTTGGTAGTGCGCTTGGTGGTGCTGGACTTAAAGCAGCTAAGAATGTTCCTTTTGTTGGTGGAACTGCTGAGGCTTTAGGTGGCGCATTAGCTCCTACAACTGTCCCACAAGCTATTGGTGGCGGTGCATTGTATTCCTTAACTACTCCGTCAGAAAGTACGTCTGAGGCTGCATCTAAAGCAGTATTAGGTGGTGGTGCTGGCGGTATAACTCAATTTGGATTACGTCAACTTGGTTTAGCACCAAAATTAGAACCTAATCTAACTCCACAGCAACAAGAAGTAGCTCGTAGAGCATTAGAGCAAGGGTTCCAACTTGATCCTACGCAAATTACTGGCTATGGTGGTGGATTAAGAGAAGGCATTAAGTCTCGTTTCCCTATTGCTAGAGAAGCATTTACTCGTCTTGAAGAAAACAATCAAAACCAGACGAATAACATTGCAAAAAATTTAATTAAAATACCACAATCAGCAGATTTAACTAATGAGTCAATGGAAACTGCATTTAAGTCTGCTCTTAATAATTATCAAGTTTTAAAAAAGGTTCCTTCTATACAAGGTGACCAGCAATTTGTACAAACAATAAATACTGAATTAGCTAGATTGAATAAAATACCAAAATCGCAACTTAGTGCTGATGATAAAAAAGCTATTCGTGTATTAAATGAATATAAGAGTTTTGGCACTCAATCAATATCTGGTGATGAAGCATTTATCCGTTCTAAAGCTATTGGTAACAATTTATTCCAAGCGCAGAAATCTGGCTCTGGAGAAGCTGCAAACGCATTTAAAACGCTGCGTAGTGCATTTGAACAGTCAATTGAAGATTACTTATCAAGTCCGGCTAATTTAATGCGTACTAATGGTAAAGCAACATTAGACCAGTTTAAAGATGGTCGTAAAACGCTATCTAATTGGTATTTAATTGATAATGCATTTAATCGTGATACTGGCAATGTAAGTGCAGCTAAGTTGTCGCGTGAGTTAGCTAAGAAACCTACATATGGCACTACTAAAGAGCCTATTGAAACTGCTGCTCAATTGAGTGGTGCGTTCCCTAGAGCATTCCCTAGTAGCGGAACATCAGAAAGAATGTCTTACGGTGATCCATTATCATTATTGTTTCAGTCACCAGTAGCAATTCCTGCTTATTTGGCTACTTCTCAGCCAGTACGTAATATTCTTGGTCAGAGATATTTAGGTGCAAAGCCGGAAGGATTGTTGGGTAATATTTATGGTGGCATTTCTACTGCTGGTGGTTATTTGCCTCAACCTGCTAGAAATGAATTTGGTCGGGCTTTAATGTCTGCTGAACAACAGCAATTAATGCAAACGCTACAGCCTACTTATGGTCAATAAAGGTTAAATCATGGCAAAGAACAAGATTAGTGAATATAGTGCTACCGCATCCAATAACACAGATATTGGCGGTATTAACATAGCTGAGGGCTGTGCTCCATCAGGTATTAATAACGCTATACGCGAATTAATGGCACAGCTTAAAGATCAGCAAACAGGCGCAGATGCTGATAACTTTGTCGTTGGTGGTGCATTTACCTGCTCTGGTGCTGCTGTATTTAGCTCGACTGTGGCGTTAGGCGCATCAGCTACGGCTACTACGCAATCGGCTGGAGATAACTCTACTAAGGTAGCTACGACTGCTTATGTTGGTAACTCTGTAGCTCTTGCTTATCCAGTAGGCTCAATATATATCAATGCCTCCGTTAGCACTAATCCTGCTACATTGTTTGGCTTTGGTACATGGACTGCGTTTGGTGCTGGTCGTGTAATGGTAGGCTTAAACGGAGGTGATTCTTCATTTGATACTCTTGAAGAAACTGGTGGCTCTAAAGATGCTATCGTCGTAAGCCATACTCACTCAATTAGCGACCCCGGTCACAACCATACAGTTGGAATTCAGACTAAAACACTCGATCAAAATGCTGGTGGTTCAAGTCTTGCTGGTGCTGGTACTACAACTACAAGTACGGCAAGTACAGGAATCTCAATTAATTCAACTGGTGACTCTGCTACTAACGCTAACTTGCAACCATACATTGTTGTTTATATGTGGAAACGGACAGCCTAATCATGGACAAAATACAACTTACTGATGAGCAGATTGACCATATTGCGGAACGTGCTGCTGAGGTAGCGTTCAAGCGTATCTATGAAGAAGTAGGTCGGTCAGTTGTTAAAAAGATATTCTGGATTGTTGGTGCGGGTGCTCTAGGTCTAATGATCTGGATGGCTGGTAACGGTCAGCTTCCTAAGTGATGTGGACCCACTTACAATTCTTGCTGCTGCAAAACTGGCTGCAAGTGCAATCAAACAAGGCTGTGAACTGTATCAACAGGCTAAGGCTGATGGTATGGAGTTGGTTGACGCATACGGTAAAGCCAAAGATGTGGTTGCTGACATTAGTAGTCATCTGGGTGGATTTTTCAAAGCGCATGAGCAACTTGAGAAACACGTACACGAGGAAGAATTAAAGACTAAGAAGGTTCGTGATCCTGAGCTATCGGTAAATCAAGAAGCGTTTAATCGTATATTGGCTCAGAAGGAAATGATCCGTTTAGAGACAGAGTTGCGTGAAATGATGGTGTATCAGGCTCCGAAAGAACTAGGTGCTATCTGGTCAGAGTTTGAGGTAATGCGGGATAGAGTTAAGGCAGAACGAGCAGAGGTTCAACGTCAGGAATTACTAAAGCAACAGGCGGCGGTATGGCGACGGGCAAATATAAAAAGAAAAATCGCGGAGCAGATGACATCAATAATCGCGGTAGTGTTCATAATATTGTGGTTCCTATGGCTAATGATACTCCTGAGAACGAGCCACACATACCGTTCACTCTACTTCTCACCATATTGGTACTGTGTATTGTGCTCGTAATTGCACTCCCTGTAATGGGCGTAATGTATATGGACATGAATAACGCGACTATTGTAGCCAATGAAGAAATACGCAAGATGAAAGAATTACGCTTAAAACTGTTAACTGAAATGCAAGGACAATAATGCTTACCTTACTCTCTACATTTATGTCGTTCTTATCGGGTGGACTTCCTAGTTTGCTTAATTTCTTTCAGGATAAGTCTGATAAGAAGCATGAACTAGCGATGGCTCAGGTTCAGATGCAGATGCAGCTAGAGATGCAGAAAGCTGGCTTTCAGGCTCAGGAACGCGTTGAGGAAATCCACACAGAGCAGATACAGATACAAACAGCATCAGACGAGCGTAAAGCACTCTACAACCACGATATAGAGATCGGCAAAGGTGCAAGCCAATGGGTAATCAATGCTCGCGCTATGGTGCGTCCTACGGTCACCTACGGTCTATTCTTCCTGCTAGTGGCTATCGATATAGCTGGTGTCTGGTATGCATGGACTCAGAACGTGCCATTTAAGTTAATGATTGACGAGGTATGGGATTCTGATACTCAGTTGATATGGGCATCTGTTATAGCGTTTCATTTCGGTACAAGGGCATTTGCAAAATGAGCATAGGTGTCTACGCTGTAATTAATAAGGCTGAAAACAAAATGTACATTGGTAGCAGTTCCAATGTAGAGAGGCGGCTTGTTTATCAAAAGTCGCACTTAAAGTGTGGTCATCAAACAATGATTGCTGGTCTTAAAGGTAAAAGCATAAACATTGATGACTTTGATTTTCAAATAATTGCTAAAACAGAATTAATTGAAGATGCAAGGAATTTTGAAACGCTGCTTCTTAAAACTTTATGGAATGATGGAGTTTTATACAACTTAGCTCCTCACGCTGACGGTGCTAGTGGAGTTAAACGAGATAAAGCTAAATATAAGCTAGGTGCTGCAAAGAGAAACAGCGATCCAGATTATTCAAATAAATTAAGTGCTGCATGTAAAGGTAAGAGAAAAATAGTTGTTTGCCCACATTGTCAGAAATCTGGCGGCGGTGGAAATATGATGCGGTATCATTTTGATAATTGCAAAACAAAATGAAGGTAAGCGATAATGCACTTAAAGCCATAATGCACCACGAGGGGGTAAGGCTTAAACCTTACCGATGCCCTGCTCGACTCTGGACGATCGGCGTTGGACATGTAATCGAAGCGAGCCATGCAAAGGTTCCATTTGAGGAGCGCAGTTATCTGGAAATACCGGATGGCTGGAACCGTAAATTATCAATGGATGAGGTTAATGCAATTCTTGCGGCTGATTTGCAGCGTTTTGAACGAGGTGTATTACGTTATTGCCCTCGTGGGATTACTCAAGGGCGGTTTGACGCTCTGGTCTCTTTTGCATTTAACGTAGGACTAGGAACACTACAAAGGTCAACTCTACGTCAGAAACATAATCGTGGTGACTATGATGGTGCTGCTGATGAGTTCTTAAAATATTGTTTAGCAGGCGGTAAGGTTCTTAAAGGACTCCTTAATAGGCGAAAAGATGAACGTGCTATATATTTAATGTAATTTGTAATATTATTGCAATAACTACATGATATATAGATTAAATGCCTAAAATCAAAATACCTGATGACTGCATGCCAGCTTGTATTAGCTGCGCTTTCTATACTTGCGAGCCTAAAGAAGATGTAGGCTTCTGCTACCGATACCCACCTACGATTATTGAAGTGGAAGGCGATTATGATAGTTGCTATCCGGTTACTGGTCGAACGGATTGGTGCGGTGAATTTGTCCGTAGGGTGAACTAATGAAAATCACAGACGAAGAATTTATCGCAGTGTGGAATCAGTACAATTCAGCGTCTCAAGTATCTAAAGCATTAGGATTAACTATTCGGCATACTCACTCTAGGCGTAGAGATATAGAGAGTAAACACTCTATTGTGCTAGCTGCTAACGATGCTCGAAGCCCTACATTCAATATAACCATTCCTCAAAATGGAGTTAGGGTTAATGTAGAGATGGATGACGGTGTGATTATGGTTGGTTCAGACTGCCATTATTATCCGGGAATTATATCAACGGCTCATAGGGCTTTTGTTCATTTAGCAAAAGAACTTTCCCCTAAGATGATAATAATGAACGGAGACGTATTCGATGGTAGTTCGGCAAGTTCTCATAGCCCGATAGGATGGCAACAAACGCCAACAGTTAAGCAGGAATTAGATGCTTGCCAAGAACGCTTAGGTGAAATTGAAGATGTTGCTAAAAATGCAAAATTACATTGGACGTGGGGGAATCATGACTTACGTTTTAATACCCGTTTAGCGTCACAAGTTGGAAGTGCATTTGAGGGTGTTAAAGGAATGAATTTAACGGATCATTTTCCTCGATGGCAGTTCAGCACGAGTATTATGGTTAATGAGCATACGATGATTAAACATAGATGGCATAACGGAATCCATGCTGTTTATAACAACACATTAAAATCAGGTGTCTCGTTTGTGACTGGGCATTTGCACTCATTAAAGGTTACGCCGTGGACAGATATGGGTGCTCAGAAAACTAGATACGGTGTAGATACAGGCACGATGGCTAATATAGATGACCCTGCGTTTTTTTATACAGAAGATTCCCCGGTCAACTGGAGAAGCGGACTAGCTGTTCTAACATTCTGGGAAGGTAAGTTAATGCCTCCAGAGCTATGTGAAGTAATCTCCGAAGGTATTGTGTACTTTAGAGGTAAAATTATTGAAGTGTAGGAGAGCTATATGTCCGACTTTATTCAAAAACAAATTGATGCGTCTGAGCGTTTATTCAATGTAATGCTTGAGGATCATCGGCAGAGGTTTGAGAAAATTGCAGCAGTTTACGCATTAAGTGAAAGTCTGCAGAAAAAATTAAACGAGCGTGATGCAGAAATTGCAAGGCTGCGTCAACAACTACGAATCTATGAATCAATAGATTTTATGTAATTCATCATTTCAGCATTCATTTTAGCTCTTGCCCATTTATCTGGTCCTGACAACTGCATCAAGGCTAATGAGAATTGCACGAAGTTATTGAGCTTCTCTAGTTCTAGCTCGTCTACTTCGCCATTACGTATTCCTCTAATGACGTTAGTTATTCCAATTCTATTGCCATCAATTATGGCTTGCCAGTCATAATCTTCCTTACGATTGCGCGGATTCTTAGTCATTACTGTCCGATATTTGTATAATCTTCTCGGACGTGAGGTTTTCTATAGGTGTACACGTATGCACATCTGCTGGATTAACTTTACCGCATCGTAGACAAGGTTGAGTATAGTTTGGCTTACCACCTGAGTAAGTCTTTACCCACGGACATTGGCAATCGTGTAACTCTTTTTCACATCTACCGCATCTCATAATGGCTCACCATTCTTTTGAGCTTCTTTATTCATTTCGCGTAATGCAGCTTGCCAGCCTTCCCATGCCCACCATATAGGACTATCTTTAGGGAAATCATTGTCTGGAGTTAAATCGTCTCCATTCCACCAACCGAAGAATTGATCGTTATTCATCGTTTAATGCCACTTTCTGTCATTTTCCGCAGATTCTTTGTTTGGCTTCTTTAAGATCAGAGTTCATTAGCCAAGCAGAACATTGAGAATCGATTGTAAAGGCATTTTTACCGTCTCTGAAGCCAGCGTTATAGGCTGACTGTACTCTGGTAGTAAGCACAACAGAACAGCCCCATAGAGCCGCTAATAAAGCCGCAAACACTAATAGCACTTTCATAACAAAGCCCTAATGTCTGCTACTGGCATACCTAGACACTCATGAATCTTGAGGATTATGTCTGCGGATACATTAATCTTGCCTGAGCGAATCTTGCTTATCGTAGGAGGTGGTACGTCTAAGGTACGGCTAAGTTGAGCGTCATTCTTAATGCTGTAGCGTTGTTTAACTTCATCAAGCAATTTCATGGTTACTCCAGAATAAAAAAACAGGAGCCGAAACTCCTGTGAAAGCCCTAGAAGGAGGATTAGGGCTGCGAGATCAGAACGGAATTTCTTGGTCAAAATCATCTGGTTCAACAGACTTAACAGGATTATTAACTGGCTTGGTATCGTTCTTAGGTTTAACTGATAAGCTAAAGAACTTTTTACCGTCTTTTTTGCTTTCTTTAAGCCATCCTGAGAGCCAGAAGTCAGTACCATCTACATTAACGCTGCCTGAGTAGTCTGGATGATTGTCAGAGGTTTTATTTCCGTTGCGGTAAAGTACGCCACGATTTTCATTGTTATATTCAGTCATTTTGCTTTCCTGTTGAGAATTTCTTAATTGCGCTGCGCTCTTTACTATCTAACCTACTCCAAAATGCTGTTTTTGTATCTGCATCAAACTCTTGCAGATTAATGTAATCAATGACTCCTTGCATATCGTTACGTTCCATAAGCATACGTACATCCATAGCTATGTTTTCTATGAGTTCTTTAGTCTCATCATCCATGCTATCGTAAACGTCAACGGTAATAGGCTTGGCTGATCGTGGCTCATCTTTTCCTATAGTGGCATCCACTACATCGTTCTCTATAAGCTCAAGCGCATTTAGGTACAGGTAACGGCGCAAATAAGAATGCATTGAACCAAGCGACTGGATTGGCGGTGCTTTACTTTTTTCGTTAGCTGCGTCTGCTGTAGGGCTGCGGAAATAAATTACCCCACCAAACTCTGAGTCATAAATACGTAAAGTAGCCATTCCTTCACTAATGCTAAAGACTGGACATAGACCTAAATTATCAAAAATAACATTAGTCTGTTTCAAAAAATCGCCAAGCTCAAAATATTTGAATCCTGCGAATGAGTTAAAGCCTGACTTCTTTAATGGCTGTTCTTGTAATATAACTCTGGCTTTCTGTAGCTTGCTATATACGCGCCATTGTTGTTGTTCGTGCTGCTCTTGCAATTGATAGTCGTTATTCATAGTAGATTCCTATTTATCTGAATTTTTTATACTGAACAATATTGATAGGTTGTGTTTTCTCAGAAGTAGATATTTTCTCAGCCTGTTTTTGATCCTTTCTAATTTTTGCAAAAGTTTTTCTAATGTCCGTTTTAGCAGACGTAACGTAATCTTTCTTGTATAAAATGTTCTTTTCATCGGTCATATTGAACACGCAATAATGTATAAAAGAACTATTATTACACCACATAATAGTGGCTTACGTGCAAAGAAATCGTTAGTGTTGAGTAATTTATTCATAGTTATCATTCGATTCTAAAATATTAACAAGCTCATGTATTTCGCGTGGTGCTACTAGCAATGCCTCGTAAGCTATGTCTAGTATTTCCTGCTCCTGAGTAGTCCGTGGCTTTTTGTCTAAGTTATCTGCCAGCAATCGCAAGGCATAGACAATCTCGGCTACTTCCCAATTGTGCATATTAGTTTTCATAGTTCAGCCTTTGCACGAGCTTCTGCTGCACGAGCTTCTGTGTATGCGTAATCGTTACTGAGAGTATTGAATCCTTGATAGTATGTCCATTCACCGTCTTTTAAGACTTCAACGATAAG